CTGGCTTCACTGTTCTCTGTTTTGTCCATACGCAGACGGCATGCGAGATTCCGAAACGTGCCTGGGTCCAGAGGGGTGCTCTTCCCATCTATACTTACCTGCTTGTCAATACCTCGCATGACGGTAGCGTGTCTATCATGGCTTCCATTACCCCTGTGCGTGTCGTATGTGCGAACACTCTCAACATGGCTATCGGTAGTGGCACAGGTCATTGGCGTAGTGCTAAGCAGTCGTTTAAGATTCGTCACACGCAGACAGCAGAGGGTCGTGTCAATGAGGCTCGTATCGCTCTCGGTCTTGCTAACGAATACATGACTGAGTTTGACAAGATGGCTCAGGCTATGATTGAGACTGAGGTCACTAATGACCAATTCCAAGCGATTCTTCGTGAGGTCTACCCCATGCCTGAGAAAGACGCTAAGGGTGCTATGTCCAAGTGGAACACCAAGTTGGAACTCATTGAGGATATCTATAACGGTGAGTACAACAACACTATTTCGGGTACGGCTTGGGGTGTTCTCAACGGTATCACGGAACGGTTGGACTGGTATCGTACTGGTCGCAACGGTAACAACGAATCTGTGTTGGCTTCCGCTTCTGGCTTTGACCCTGCTATGAACGCTGAGAAGAACCGTATTCTCAAGATTGTTCAGAACATGACTATGGCTTCCTAGTCGGTCACTCACTGCCTCCCTTCGGGGAGGTGGTGGGGGCGCCGATCCATTTATAGATATACAAACATTAAATATCTATTACGACAGTTAAAAATATACGCCAGATTACGAAAGGGTAACAATCACCCTGAAAAGTTGCAATGCTCCTATGATAGGTGTCATACTATATATATGAACGAATTCGAAGAAGCAATGGCCAGGGTACTGTCGGAGGGTCTTGCTATAATTGATAACCTAACTGATGAACAACTGGAAGGATTACTGTGAACCAATACTATGTAGAAACTATTGTACGATTCTCAGGTACTATCGAAGCAGAGACTCAGGCTGAAGCCGAGGAACTTGGATACTACATGGAGAACCTTCAGTATGATTCTGTAGAATCTGTAGAATGTGAACTTATCTTTGAGGATGACGAAGAAGAGGAGGATACCGAATGATGACTGTAGAAGAAGTAGAACGCCTTGTTGGTAATGCGTTCCCTAATATGCATGTGTTTATAGATAAGAACAATGAGATTATTATCTGTACTGGAGAGGAAGCAAAATTCTAATGCCTACATATACCCTCAAAATTGAGGAATGTAATTACTGGTTTGTTGAAGTAGAAGCAGATGATGAAGCCCAGGCTGAAGACATGGGTCACGAGATGTGGCACAATGGCGACCTTCAGGGTGGAGATGCTGTTATTTCTGTGATTGTGGAGGACTAATGGCTAAGCCCAAGGTATCAGATATGACCTGGCGTCGTATCTATCATTCTAAGTTTACAGAAGTATATGAAGCTGATGAAGATGATTTCTTTTATAAAGTAACTATCCCAGGACAGCGAGCAAAGTATTTTTATGGTGAGACTGCCTTCCAAGATTATCAAAGATATGTATCGGACTATGAGTTTGGCATGGTAAAATAGAGTATGCAGCCAACTATTTATACTAAGCCCAACTGTGTACAGTGTGAGGCAACTAAGCGTTACTTTGATAACAAGGGTATCTCATACGTTACCGTCGATATTTCTAAAGATGCAGATGCACTCGATCGTCTAATTGCCGAGGGATTCCAATCGGCTCCTGTTGTTAATGCAGGCACAGACTGGTGGAGTGGATTCCAACCTGACAAGATAGATAAGTACATCTCTCAATATTCCTAATGTCGTACCCCTAGTGTAAGGTAGTAACATGGAAACAATAATAGACCTCACCTTTGAGGAATGGGTAGAACAGTACAAGCCAATCTGTGACATTGATGGTAATCCTATTATGTATGAAACATATGGGGAAGACTTGGATATCGTTGTAGATACCCCCGAGAATCGTATTTGGACATGGGTAGACGGTGGAGACTACAGCGGTATCAGTAGTGGATTCCACCGTGTCAATAGACTAAACTATTACATATGTACCGTGCCATTTGATATGGACAAGATGTACTATGTAGACTTATATGTAATGACATTGTGTGACATGGGAGAACACACTTGGATGCCATACCAGCGGTATGACGGAACACCTGTAACAATCTGTAGCGAATGCGAGGTAGATAAGGATGACAATGAGAGTTGAATTAGATAACGTATATGATGTGAATATCTGGAACCGAGGGTGGCACAACCTTGACCGAGGAGTCGAAGCTACCCGAGAGAATTCGCAATGGATGTTTAGCTTTAATGAGATTATCGAGGACCGAGCAGGGTATGGTACAGGCCAGGAGCGACCTGAGCTAGATATCTATATCACTCAAGAAGAGGCAGAACAAATGACTCTTGGTCTTAGTGAGGAAGAGGGAGGCGACTATGCTCCCGATGAAGATTTCTGGTTAGATAGTTATTCAATCACGCAGGTATACAAGAATGTCCCACAACGCATCCTTGATTATCTTGAGAACCTTCCACCGTATCAGATGCAGGGTATTGACAATGACTGACCTAACTGCTAAACTGGAGTAATATGAAATACCGAAACAACACACGAGAACTACAAGTAGCAAGAAAGATGTCTGACTTGCTATCAGATGTTCGATTAGATATTGACATGGTGGCGGTATATATGGCAGACATGATTGGAACACTAACTCTAAATCGTGCTATCGCACTTATCGAAGCAACCGAGTCACTAAAAGAACAAGACGGCATTCAGATTATCAGATACTAAGGAAAACATAATGACACCATTTGACACACAATGCGAGATACTGGCAGACCTATGGCTCAACTATCGCAACGACGAATCAGTAGAACCTTTGTTTGAGTATTTTGACATGGGCTTTCCACTTGCGTTTGGCTATAATCAGGGTATCATCAAACTCGAACCTGTCGCAAAAAGTTTTGTTGAGATGGCTTGGCATGGTGTACTAGAGGCATTTGGTCACGAGGAAGATACAGGGTTTGAGAGTTTGGTAGAAGTCGCACAAGATAGTATCTAGGTGTCATCCTTGGCTACTCCCCTTGTTTGGGGGGTAGCTGGGGGCGCCGAGGGCAGCCACCAAACCATACCAAATCCTATATAAAAGACATTACGATCCCATTAAAAAATACGCCTGAAAGTTATTACGAAGGAGTGAAAAATATGCTTGAAACTATTTTGGATATATGTATTATTGTATCTCTTATAGGTATATTGGCTATATATATAATAGCTGATCAGTGGTTCAAGAAGTAATGGTTTGTATATACCCCCGATTTGAGGGGGTCCGCAGGGTATTACGAAAAATCCCAAATTATCCCTGAAATATACAAATTATCCCTATATATATAAACAAAATACATGATTTTCCCTATATATAAAAACACTTATTTGGTCATATATTTGGCTATTTGGATAGCCCAAATACACCAATTTGGAGGTTTGGGAGATATGTTTGGGGGTATCGGATATATGGTTTGGGGGTTTGGGGATACTAGATATAGTGGTTTGGGGATTACGAACGCCCCATATATAGGCGCACAATTACTCAAACAAACAATCAAACCTTCTATCTCAGTCAGATAATAAAATAATCAGTAAGATATATGTGGATAAAATGTGGATAACTTGTTAGCCTTTAGGCATAAACCTGTGCATAACTCCATATTTCATATCTATATCTTGTGTCAAAAAGGATTACGAACCACTATATATAGGTCTCAGAGATATTGGTCTATCTGGCTATATCGGACTATCTGAACATACAAAAACCCCAATCAGGATGTATTCTAACTAGGGTTGTTTGTATATATAGGTATGAGGCTTATTCTTTATTCCCCGAAAAATTTAGAATATCTAATATCTTCTCATATTCTTCTGGATCGCCCCAACCAAATTCAGGATCTTCCTCAGCCTTATTCTTATGCCATTCTATTTCTCGTTCAAGCCACTTCTTTGCATCATGTATTGCAAATAGTAGTCTATCTCTTAGCTCTTCTTGAGCTTCTTCTAGAGTTGCACACTTTGTACCCTGGAAATCATCACTAACATATCCATGATGATATGCCTGGAAGTATGGCTTTTCACCATAAGAGAAACGCTGTTCAACATACCAATGACAATCACGATCTTTGTGACCGTCTAAGTTAATGTATTGCATCCATTTCTCAGAAAGGATTACGATCTCTTCTTCAAGCGGTGTCATTAGAAAGGTGTGTTCTTCTTTGATTCCTTGATCGCCTTCTTGATATCTTGAATAGCTTGTTTTGCTTCATCAACAGTAAGCTCAAGATATACCTTAGACTGAGCGTCACGAACATTAAGAGCTACAGAACGAGTACCCTTCTTATCCATAAATGTTTTGTGATACTTGTATCCTTCTGCTGAGAATACGATATATTCTTTCTTGATTGTCATTGTTCTCCTTATGTGTATTTGTATATGTATTACGAAGTAATCTCTATTTACCGCCGAGCTATACCGCCGAAATTATGTCGGTATATTAGTCCCAGCCTTCATATTCGAATGGTGTATCTTTCTTTTCATGTGCATTATAGATAACATCAATTAGATCATTGCCACTAATAAAATTACTGTGTTGCTGTTTTTGCATTTGCCTAATAGCCTCTACAATGCGTTTACGCTCTTTATTTCTTGCATATGTAAAATCTGATTCTGGCAACTCTTCATCCATTATTTTCTCCCTTGATAAGCTCAATAATCGCATGAATAAAGTCACTCTCGATATAGTCAGCGAATTGATCTGATATGACTTTAGCTTCAGCTTCTAGTAGTGCAATGATGCGATCACGCTCATGCGTTGCCCCTTGCTCCCAAGTTTCAGCTTGGAGTCGGTACAGAGTTTCGGGCGTGAGAGTTGCTGGGTCGAGATAATCATTCATTTGTTCTTCATCCCAGTAGTCACAGTCAGGTGTGCAGGTACATCCATAGCAATGAGGATCTCTGCAGTGTGTTGAGTGTTCGCTCATTCGTTCTCTCCTTTGTCGCCGTACTCAGACATTTGCGTTTGTCGCCGTTCGGCTACATCTTCCTTGATAAGAGAAATAACGTAAGTCAATAGCTCAACGTCAGCCCAATCGTGACTTTCCGCAAATTCGCTACTCTTAGTTTCGAGTAGTGCGATGATGCGATTCTGTTCTGCAAGTTGTCCAGCTTCAAATCCTTCATCATAAGGATTAAAATTCATCATTGTGTCACACGCTTCACACATTGTTAATCCTGTCTAGTAAGAATTGTAGATTGATATCAAGACGGTCACAGTCTTCTGAGCAATCACATTGCTCTTCTTTGATAATGCTTAGAATGCGGTCACGTTCAAAATCAATACCGCACTCGACACCATATTTAAATACAGCGTGTGGATTATCTTTTGGTGGCTTTGTAAATCGTTTATCTAGTGACATGTGCAGACACACCTACCAAAACTAAACTCAACTGGACACTCATTATGATGTCCTGTCATGCACCATCCACTTGGGATTCGTTCATTTTTCTTAACCAATTGTCTGCTTTCCTTTTGTCAAACTTCTCTATGTAGTATTCATCTGTTTGGTATTCGTCGTTATAGAACATTGCTGCTTTAATTGCTTCACCTTCATAACGATGCATTGATACTACGCTACCGTGGTTTTTTACAAGCCATCGTAAACTACTCATGCTATAAGTATATAGCATATTGAAACTTGTGTCAACACCGTGTGGTAAAATTAAGGTATGAAATGTAATAGATGTGGTGACGTTGTAGACGAACTATGGACAGATCTTTGTACCGCTTGTGTTGGTGACATAGATAATGCTTAGTAAAGAAGATATGGACTCTATTGTAGATAAGTATATGCTAGTGTTTTTAGATGATTACATTAGCACATTTGGCTACATACCCTCGGAAGAAATCAGAAGAGCATGGATGGTCGGATTCATAAGTGGTTGTGAATCAATTGCTGATGCACTCAGAATGAATCAAACCTAGAGTATAATTATAAGATGAATGATATTTGTCAAGACTGCGAAGGCAACTGCCTTATTTGTGCAAAAGACCTTAGCTAGAAATACTCTTTAGTAATTCTTGTTCTCTTTGATGTGTTCTAGCCTTATGACAGTTTGAGCACACTACGTCACACTTGGCTACTTCATCCCATGCCTTGTCAGGACCGTACTTCTTCAGTACACGATAAACGTTTCCAACCTTCCTATGTCCTGGTCTGTGATCAAACTCTAGAACATAGTGTGGGTACATAACACCACAGTCGGCACAGCCACACTCCTCTTTATACTTTTGTAGGTCTGGTAGGTGCTGTGTAATTGTCATCCTGCATCAATTATATCAGAATAATGTATACTTTTATTGGAGAGTAAATGGACTTTGTTTATGTTTGTCGTGAAGGCGACAACGAAGAATTAAAATATTCAATTAGATCAATCGAAAAGAATATGCCACCTGGAAATGTTTGGGTGGTAGGTGGCAAGCCTGATTGGTACACAGGAAATTTTATACCTGTCGCACAAACAAAAAAGTCATATGCAAATGTTCGTGAACAACTTAGAGTTGCGTGTTTAAATAATAACATTACAAATGATTTTGTACTTATGAATGACGACTTCTTTGTAATCAATCCTGTAAAAGAAATTCCAATGTGGTACACAGGTACACTTGTAGAAAGAATACGAAGTCTTCAAAACATTAAGTCACAAAATGCTGGGTATATAAGACTACTAATACTTAGCAACAATGTAATAAGACGAAGTGGTATTGCTGATCCACTTGATTACGAACTACATGTACCAATGGTCATGAACAGAGAAAAACTTTTACCTGTTCTTAATTCAACTGCACTGTGGCGATCACACTATGGTAATCAGTATAATGTTGGTGGCACTAAGCATAGCGATATAAAGATTCATAGTAATGAGACCCTGGAAGACAGAGCAAAGAATCTAATAGATATATCTACTGAGCCATATATCTCTGGTAGTGATTACAATTTTGAATTTTTAAAGAATACCGTTTTGGATAAGCTATTTCCTGAGCCATCCAAGTATGAGTCCCCCTGACTGGATTCGAACCAGCGACACAAGGATTAGAAGTCCTATGCTCTATCCACTGAGCTACAGAGGGATGGTTCCCTAGGTGGGGATTGAACCCACATGTACCGATTACCCTTTCTACACCTTATAAGAGTGAGGGGATACTAGGGAATGAGATAGCCTATAGAAGACTATCTACGGTAGCATACAGACTCTTTAAGCTTCCATTATTATCAATGATTGCATCAAAATTAAAATTATCTAGTGCTACCTCGGATGAATGAGGATTTACTGGTCCAACACCATTACGAACGACTCGCCAAATTGGTCCACCAGTACCTCGAATTGCAGCTGCTTCATTAGTAAACCTAACATCTGTAATTACGATGTTATCTTTGTTATGGTCAAACTTTCCAAATGCTTGGCGTACCCAGAAATTTTCATGCCATAGTTCACGACCAACCTCTGTACCAAATCTTTGAATAAGTCTGCGTATTTCTGGAAACAATGTCTTTGCCTCGTCCCATCCGTATAGATCGATTACTGGCTTAAGAGTTACTTGCATACCATTAGCAACAGTAACGATTGGGTCAAGTTCAAATAGTGCTTCACGGATTGGGTCTGCATATGCTACCTTGGTAAATCCATGAGTCTTTACTAGGTAGTCTGCGACTGTATCCTTACCGCTTTGTGCGTAACCACTTAAACCAATAATCATCTATTACTCCCTAAACTTTGATTGCTTTGGCAAATACAACACGAGATGCCATCTTAGATGCACTAATGATAGCGATTGGTGCTGACACTGCAAGGACTACACCAGCCCACATACGTGGCTCTGTCCAGTTCCATTCCCAGTAGTCAAGTGTGTGGAACGCATTAGCCAAGACTGCAATAGCAGCGAAGCCAATCATTCCAACAACTGCACCCATAGTCTTCTCTGGCTTACCATTTTCATCTAGTCGAGAACCAAGAACAAGATACGCAATTAGGAATAGCAGATACATAAGCTCTACGAAGAAGAAGAATAGTCCTGCCATCCATTCTGCAGATAGTCCTACGAACTCTGCTACAGATGTAATACCGTTAAAGGATACAATTGCAGATGATACGAATGCAATTACGATACCTGTAATCCATGTCCACAAAACAATTCGCTGGTCAATCTGGATCTTTGGTGCTCGCTTGGCTTCCTGCTTTTCATACATCTCTGCACGACGACGCTTTGTATTGCTAGCTGTACGACTACGAGATGCTCGCTTTGCCTTTGGCTTTACCTCTGTTGCTGGAACCACAATCTCTGGGGGAATCTCCTCAAAGTATGATCGGGGATAACTGTTTTCACTCATATTCTATTTTACCATCCTATCCTTGAATATGCAATGCCTTGAAACTATTTGGGAAATGCTCTGCTACAAGGTCTTTCACAGCAAAAGCATATTGTTGAATCTCTACCTGTGCGTCATGCTCCATACGTTGCTCAAGGAATGTCATTACTCCTTGTAGAGATACTGTCCAACGCCAGCGTACATACATTCCATATGCTGGCAAGAATAGACGAGCAATCTCTGGTGCAACACCTGCGGTCATAGCTTCGTGGTAAAGACTTGTTCCAAGACTAATTGTCTTGATTAACTTATCTGTAAACTCTCCACCAAGGCTTGCTTCGAGAGGCTCTCCACTACCCTGCTTAGAATTCTCAGGCTTACTACGCCACTCATTATCTAGTGGAACATAGAACTGCTCCTCTTCTGTAATATAACGACGACTGGATTCATTCCAGCCATTCTGATCGTCAATGTGTGTCGATGCAACAGCATACTTCCACCACTGTCGTGCTACAAATAGTGGTGCATAAACCTCAAATGTAACTGCTGCGTGACGGAATGGTGATGTATGACCTTCACGTACTAAGAACTCTAGAAGCTTCTCGTCTCGATCTGAGAATTCGTCAGACTCTTTATCATAAGATACACGAGCTGCATTTACGATAGACAGGTCGTTACCCATAACATTAACTAGACTGACATAGCCCTTGTCTAGTACTGGTATTGTTTTATGTTCTGCCATTACGAAACTTTCTTTAGTGAGATCTGTGGCTGGTGGCCTTCATCTTCTCGTGAATCCCAATTATCATAGGCTACCCCAAAAAGTTCGCCATCTACTTCAACAATGATATTGTTCTCTTTCAGAACATCTACAAGCCTAGTTCTTTCTTCTAGTGCTATCTTTGCTATAAAATCATCTACGCTGACGTGGTAGTGATTCTCAATCTTAGTAATATTGTTTTCCATCTATCTCCTTAGTAATCATTCTTATCATGGCTTACACCATGTTTGCTGTCCACGTACTTGTGAATCTTGCGTAGTGCAACAGCTTTTGAGAATAGGTACACAGTGATACCAAAGATAATATTCCAGAATAGTTCAGCAATAACATGCTCAGTGCCGAACATTACCTCTAGCAGTTCATCAGTATGCATTGTCTCTCCTAATGCGTTATAGTTGTTCTATAATCTTATAGCATTGAGAGGCAATTGTCAACCCAGTGTCCAGAACTTTGACATGTCTGGAAGCTTTGCTGGATCTAAAGTCTTAAGACCAGCTTTCCTATACTGTTCTCTGGCATCAGGATTGTTTTCGATAGCTAAAGTTGCTCCACGAGCCTTTAGTCTTCTTCCCATTTCACCCTTATACTCATTATCTGACATTGGTCCAGGATTCATGTATAGTCTTGAGTATCGTATACCAGCGGCTCTTAGAGCACGTACAGTCTCTGAACGTTGTTTTGGCGACCTACCAGTAACAATATAGATAGGACCACGAAGAGTTTTTATGTACTCAATAGTCCTTTTAATTGGCTGATCACCATATCTTAGCAACGTATCGTCAATATCAACAATAGTAGCCATTAGGAAGCCCTCAGAGTATCCATTCGATGTGCAACAATTGTGTCAGTTGGCTTGCCATCTCGATAAAGTCTAATTACTGCAGCTGGATTATCTGGAGTACCACTTACAGTTACATCTGTTCCTGGTACATTGTATGAGCCATTACGAATAACTCTAGTAATCTTTCCAGTTGCTGTACCGCCAGAAGAATTCCAGCTAACCATTGATCCAACACCAATAGCCTTAACAACCATTCTGTCTGACTTTGTGTAGTCTTTTCCAAAGTCAGAGAATAGAGCCTTATCCTTCATACGATTTACAATACCACGAGACCAAGAGAATCCTGCATCTCCACCCCACGCATCCCACATGATCCTACCATTACTAGGATTAGAAGTGTTGTAGAAGTCTTTGCCCTTCTTGTCTACCTCATGACGAGAGAAGAATGAGTACATACGTTTGACAGTAGATAGAGACATTGCTCTTCCTGCTACGATATCTGTAGCTCTACCCCAGCCAACAGGTGTTCCTGCACCAGTAGCCTTGCCTTCCTTCTTCCAACGAAGTGCTCTAGTAGCAGCAGACTTCATACCAGATGTTGGTGTGAATGTGTCAGCCTTGGCAAAACGCTCAAGGTCGTTACCCATATCTTCTTCGTCTTGATCTTCATCTTCACCAATTGGAAGATCTGGAATCTTCTTAGCATCCATCATTAGCATACCAATTGAGTATGCTGTTGGATAGTACATACCATCCTCTTCTTCAAAAATTCTAACAGCCATAGCTGGATTTTCTGGTGTTGACTCAACTGCATATTCAGTGTTTGGCGTACCATAAGTACCACCCTCTGTCATTACGTGTTCAACCTGACCAATCACCATACCCTCAACGGTCATTCCCATGACATAGTCTCCCTCGACTATGGCATATTTATGCATTTCATTGCGGTGGCGACCCATACGTTCCTCTTCTTCATCACCATTGTGACGAGACTTAGCATCAACGTTGCCTTCGCTAGCATTGATTGCGTAGATTTGATTTGCAGCTTCTTCAGCTGTCTTGTGGCAACCCATTACGGTTCCATCGTCTTTGAGGGCAGGATAGCCTGAGCAACCGTATGAACCCTTTTCTCCTACATGATATGGCATACCAATATTATATCATGAAAAATCCCCCACACAGGATTCTACCTGCAGAAGGCCACGGTCTTAAATAATAGGGTAACTAATCCATCCTAAGAGCGACGCCTGCATGGGGGACACTTATATTGTACCACTAAATATCTAATATGGTAAAATTAATGTATACAGAATTGGAGTAACATGGCAAGAATTGCCTTCTTAGGAAACTTTAAAGTTGACTATTCCACAGAGACACACCACGCACAAACACTAGAGTCTATGGGACATACAGTCTATAGGCTACAAGAGACTCAGGCTAACTCAGAGAAGGTTTTCAAGGTAGCTTGTAACTCTGATCTATTTATCTGGGTACATACTCATGGATGGAATACCCCTGGAAGAATGGGTATGGAACATGTTCTCAAACAACTAAAAGATCTTGGCATACCAACTATGACATATCATCTTGATCTTTGGTTTGGTCTCAAGAGGCAGGATGATCTTGCTGTTGATCCAATCTATAAGCATATTCAGCATTTCTATACAGTAGATAAACTAATGGCTGACTGGTTTAATGAAAACACAAATGTCAAAGGACACTTCCTGCCAGCTGCAGTATATGACAAAGAGGCATACATGCACTCGCAATATGATGGAGAGCATTTTGACCATGAAATAATCTTTGTAGGAAGTAGAAGATATCATCCAGAGTATCCATATAGACCACAACTCATAGACTTTTTGAGAGAGACATATGGAAACAAATTCTTACATGTTGGTGGCGATGGTGATACTGGCATTGTTCGTGGTAGAGATCTAAATAGAATCTATTCTAAGTCAAAGATTGCTATTGGTGATACACTAAACCTTAACTTTAACTATCCATACTATTCTTCAGATAGGTTATTTGAATCTACTGGTCGTGGTGGCTTTACTATCTACCCTCGCATTGAGGGCATTACCGATTGGTTTGAAGATGGTAAAGAAATAGTTTATTACGAACATGGCAATCTTCAAGATCTAAAATCAAAAATAGATTACTATTTAAAGAATGAAGACGAGCGAGAAACAATTAGACTTGCTGGTCATAAGAATGCTATAGAGAATCACACATATGTAAATAGATGGAACTCTATCTTAAAAGAACTAAAGATAGGAGAAGCATTATGACACATAAAGCATACTCAATATCTCATGGCGAACATGGCTTCGCTGATGATAAGTGGGACTTTGGTTTTATAAAAGAAGCATTCGATAAAAATAATGTTGCAGTAGAGAAAGTTAGATCTTTACCAGAAGTAGAGAGAGCATTCGTTATTGCTCCTGGTTTTGAGTGGTATGAACATGAGGAAAAACTATCTAATGAGCTTTCTAAGATAGGCAAGGTTGTTCTATTCATTACATCAGATGAACTTGGTGTATTTCAAGTTGAAAAGATATCACATCCAGATATTAAGATATGGATTCAATACCCATATAAAAAGCATAAGAACTATTATAAGATGCCTGTTGGATCACCTAGTAGAATTGGTGACTTTATTCCTGAGTACCCTGAAAAAATATATGATGCGTTTTTCTCTGGTCAGATCACGCATGATAGAAGAAGAGAGTTGGCAGAAGTTATGCCAAATATAAAAAATTCTTTGTTCAATCCTACAGCAGGATTTACTCAAGGCTATGGACCAGAGGAGTACTATAAGCTATTGTCTCAATCTAGGATTGTTCCATGCCCTGCTGGTGTAGCATCTATTGACTCGTTTAGATTTTTTGAATCTATAGAGATGATGGCTATTCCTATTGGTGACATAAAGAGTTCGTCTAATGAGCCATTTGATTTCTGGACATTTGTATTTGGTGAAAATGAAATTGAAAAAACAAATGATTGGAATGGTCTTCAAAAAATGATAGACGGCATACTAAAAGACTATCCAGCTAATCTACACAGACTAGTTGCATGGTGGATAAGGTATAAAAGAGATTTTGCAAACAAGATTATGGAGCAGATAAATGAACATTGAAAATGTGACAATAGTTATTCCAACATCGGTAAGTCCTGTACATCCAAGCACAGAGATTATTGACGAGGTTATTCGTGGCGTAAGACAGTACTTTCCAAACAACGAAATCATTTTACAAGTAGATGGATTGAGAAAAGAACAGGCTCATAGAAAAGATCAATATGATGAATATAAGAGTCGTGTATTATGGAAGTGTCTACACGAATGGAACAATGTGCTTCCAGTTATTTTTGACAAGCATGAGCATCAATCTAACATGATGCACAAGACTATAGATTTGATCAGCACTCCACTAATGTTCTACATTGAGGGTGATATCGCACTCAAAGATGATCTAGAAGTAAACTGGAATGAAATAATGGATATGTTTGAATATGATAAAGCATATACCGTTAGATTCTATTCATATAATCATAAGATAGAGCCAGATCACGAGTATCTTATGTTTGAACAAGATGGAAACTATATTCAAACCTTTCAGTGGAGTCAACAGCCACATATATCTCGTGTCAGCTATTACAGAAATATGGTCTTACCAAATACAACTCCTAATCTATTTATTGAGGATAAGTTCTATGGAAAGATATTCTCTGACTGCCACGAAACTCCAGAGAAGTGGGATGATCACAGACTATGGCTATATAATCCACTAGGCAAGGATATACGAGTAGTAAATAATCTAGATGGAAGAAGAAACCTAAGAAAGTTTACTAGTGACGATGAAGCCTGGGGGCTTACAGAGGCATGAGAATAGGTATAATTGCTAGGTGTGATAATACAGGTCTAGGCAATCAAACAAGAGAGCTTGTAAAGATGCTAAATCCTAGCAAGGTTATGGTCATAGACTTTTCTGGGTACAATCCAATTGCACAGAATCCATCAATATATAGCGAATACAATACATATAATGTGAATGGTACACCTACTGATGAACAGGTTAGAGAGTTTCTAACAGACTTAGATGCAGTCATAAGCTGTGAAACATTCTATAACAATAGTCTGCCACACATAGCAAGAAGAATGAATGTTAAAACATATTTACAGTACAACTACGAACTGTTTGGATATCTAACTGACAGGACTATTGCACTTCCAGATGTTTTATTGTCTCCAAGCTCATGGTACTTTGACAAGATGAAGCACAAGGTTGGTAATCTAGTCGAAGGCATTTACCATCTTCCACCACCTACCACATCAGATTTATTTGCAGATGCAAAAGAAAACAATCTTTCAAAAGATCACAAAAGGATTCTACATATAGCTGGTAAGCCTGCAGCAGGAGATCGTAATGGAACTATGGATGTTCTAGAGATGCTGAGGCACTCTAGGAGCGATTATGAATTAGTGGTGCATACACAACTACCCCTGAAAATGACTTTTAATGATAGTAGGCTGACTGTTGTTACTGAAAACGTAGAAGATCGTCAGGATATGTACTCTGGCTATGACGCAATGGTTTTACCTAGAAGATATGCTGGGCTATGTCTCCCAATGAATGAAGCTTTAATGAGTGGTCTACCAGTCTTTATGACAGATATATCTCCAAATAATTATGTTCTGCCAAACGAATGGCTTGTTCCATCACATGACTATGGATATATTAAAACTAAGACTCGTATCCAAATGTTCCAGGCAAATATTAAAGATCTTGCTGGAAAAATAGACGACTATATAAATAGCAATGGTAAGCTCCAACAAAAAGAAAGAGCTTACCACATTGGCTACGAGAACTTCTCTGCAGATGTTCTCAAGAATAAATATGAAGTTATTTTTAATCGTTACCAGTAGTTGGTACTGGCAAGAGGTCTATCAGTTTTGAGTATGCCTCTTTGTATGCATCTGCAACATCTTTTGGTACTGACTTTGCTTTTGGCATCTTATCTGCTACAACCATAAATTCTAGGATTGTTTGCTGAGCATTTTCAATATATTCAAATGCAGAGTTTCTAGAATCAGTTAAGAATTTTACAAAAGATTCATTTGGGTTATCTGGTGAACTCTTTTGGAATTCTTTGTATAGCTGTACCATTAGCTCTCCCTTGTCAAGTTCAGACTGGAAAAGCTCTACATCAAGCTGCCTAATCTTTTTATGCAATACAATTGCATATGTACAGATTGCTACTACTAAAAATGATAGTATTACGATAACTGTTTCATCTAGTGTCATTATGCTACCTTCTGCTTATTGTAGTGATGTGCTACCCAGAAATATTTACACTCTGGGCAACATGGCTGATTGTATTCGTCAGTAACTGCACTAACAAATTGTGGGTATAGAACCTGATCCTTGATAAATAGATTAGCCTTATGTGTAGTTGTTACATAACGCATAAGAGTTTCATCAGACATCCATTCTGGATTACGAGATCCCCACATATCAGCCTTAGCCTTACGTAGTTCAAGCAGATTGCTGAGGTTTTTGTCAGTCTTGATACCCCTGGCATCTGCCTCAACAATCATTGCCTGAACATAGTTCCATAGCGAGAATTCATGACCACGCCACATCTTTACTGCAGGATGATTTCTCCATGCAGCCTTTGGGTCGTCGCTTGATAGTACCTTTAGAATTTGGTAGCATTCAAGAATCTGCTTATTGAGACGCTTTGAATCTAACTCTTGAGCAGACTTCTGAAAGCTTGCATATGGAAGGAACGTTTGCACTTAGTCAATTGCCTTTCGCGTAATCTGGACGACTGCACCATTATCTTCTAGTGCATGTTTTACATTGAATAGATATCTTACTGCTTCGATCTTGCTATCATAGTCTAGTCTCATGAAGGCTTTCTCGTCTGCAATAATCTCTAAGAACAATAATACACCATTATCACTATGTTCCGCAATACTGATTCCAAAGTTTTTTGGTGGATTAATTGAGTGAACTGCTCTACGCATTTCGTTTGTATAGAAACTAGTCATTAGTTAGATTCCTCCATGTTTCTGCCCAGTCCTGCTTAGACCTGTGAGAGCTAAACTCTTTAGAGATTTTACCATTCTCCAAATAGACTCCACCCCACACTCCCCACTCTTTATTAGAAACTCCTGTGGCAAAGCACATTCGTCGCACTGGACATTCTGAACACATTTTTTCTACTGCAAGTCTAAGACCTTCATTTTCTTCGTACTTATCAAAGAAGATGTTAGTGTCATAGCTTAGGCATTTAGCTTCGTCTCTCCAAGTGTTGTCACTTTGCATCATCCCTCACAAACTTGGATGGGAGATCCCAACCTTTTGCGGTCAAGGGGTATGCAGTGGTGACGAACCACTTATCATTACGATATGCACCATTTGGCTTTGCCCAGCCTGCTGGAGACTCTGCATAGTGGATGATATCCCATCCATTCCATTGTAAAGAATCATTGTCTTCTACAATGGATTCTGCAACCTCTAGAGAATTAATCTTCATCACTAGACTCGCTTTCTGTATAGATCACTTTTTTGATTTGTGTTTCTTCTATCACTATCTGGCAACGGTCACATGGCTTACTGTTTCTATCTTCACCAGCACGATTAACTCTTGCTACGTAAAGAACAGCACCTTTTACGTTCCAGCTAGCATCTCGGATAGCTTCTACTTCTGCATGTACTGAGCAATGCTTTTTGATATGCTCAGGTGATACGATGTATGGGCTATTCCTATCTTTGTTAAAACCAGTACCAATTACTCTACCGCCCTTAACAACTACCGCACCGTGTCGTCTACGTGACTTCGATTTTGAAGCAAAGTATCGTGCAACGGATAGGTAAGCATTTTCGCTATTACTCAGATCGTACTCCATCAGAATTTATAGATTCCAACTTCGACACCAGCTGCGTCTGCTTCATCAACAAGAATATTTTTACTCTCATTTGGAAGACAGAAAAATGCAAGGTAGTCCATGTCACTAATAGAATTCATAATTTCTGAGAATGGTCTATTGTTAATTCGAACACGGATTCCCATAGACTTCATAGTACGCTCTGTAATATTAACAAACTCTCTAGCAAAAGAATTAATCTTTGCTGGTCCAGCGGAATAAATTGTAAGCTCTTTGTCTTCACTCTTATTCATCTCCGAGAGCACTACACGCATTGCTCTAAGAAAGGTATCGTAGTTATCAAATCCCTTACTTCCATTTACCGCTATCTTCATTGCTTAATCCTTTTGTTAGTTGCTCTATAATAAATATGAGCTTTTTTAATTCTACATCATTCATAGTCATTGTGTCAAGTTTGACAGTTGTATTTTCATCTATACCGTCGCCATTGAACTCTGCACGATATACAGCATTGTCTTTAATCCAGTATCCTTCATTTTCAACAATTAGGATTCTTGGGTGATGCTTATCAAAGTAATCTGTTGACTGTGTCTTAAGATCTTTGGAGTCATGATCATACTGTATCTTATAAAGATCATTGATCATCTGAAGATTCCTTGACTGTGTAGTAAACACTGTCTTTTTGACTGATATTTTTTTACTAGTGTTTATCAATCTATACACTATAAATATTGGAATGACCAATAAAATAAGTAGCAAGTATTCCATGTTGCCTCTTATTAATTATACTTCATCTTGTCTGAAGTGTTCGATAACATTCCTTAGAACAATACCCTCGAATTCTGGCAAAACAGAAATTGCAAAATCATCATTGCATCGATCTGTTAGAAATACTAGTGGGTCATCACTGTCATCATTATACTTTAGCTCAACGAATCCCTTACTCCAGAGATTCATTACAGTTGATGAAATCTTATCACTTACTGACTT